TTCCCGCCCAACGGCTGGCGCTGCCGGTGCTCGGTGCGCGCGATCGATGGAGAGGGGCTGACGGAAAAAGAGAAAACCGGCGAAGCCTCCAGGAGGTCAACCGTCGGGCCGAATGCCAATGCCACGCTGGAGACGGTGGAGAAACCCATCGGCAAAACCGGTGAGATGGCGACCGTCACCACGGTAAAGACCACGGGATTGACCGGCCGGAAGGTGGCCCTGGCCCCGGATGTAAGTTTTAACTACAACCCGGGTAAAACAGACTGGCAGCCCGACCCGAACAGATACAGCCCGGAGATCCGGACGCTGATGTAAAAGCAAAAAGCGGTTTCGCGCAAAGGCGCAAAGCTCGCAAAGTAAGACAAAGTCAAAAAACCATAAGCATAGGGGTTTAAACCATAAAACGTTTTTAAGGTTTCCTTTGCGCCCTTTGCGCCTTTGCGCGAGAAAAGGTTTTGAATGTTGATTGAAGCCAAAATAGACGACCGCGAACTCCTCCGCACCCTGGACAAATTGTCCCGCAAGGTCCGCGACCTCGCCCCGGTCATGCGCGAGATCTCGGGCGACATGCTCGACTCGGTCCACGAAAACTTCGCCAGGGAAGGGAGACCGAACCCCTGGAAGAAGTCACGGCGGGCGGCAGAGACCGGCGGCCACACCCTCCAGGACACCAACCGGCTCTACCGGTCCATCACCGCCAGATCCGACGCCAACAGCGCCATGGTCGGAACAAACGTAAAGTATGCCGCCATCCATCATTTCGGCGGCACGATCAAAAAAAAGGAAAGCCAGAAGGTAATCCACTTCAAGCGCGGCACGGTCGATCAATTCGCCAACCAGGACGACGCCAACAGGCAACTGCATATGCCCAACGGCAGGACCCTGTATTTCAAGAGGGGAGCCGGGGCAGGGTTTCACCGGGCCAACATGAAGGCCAGCTATGCCATGAAAGTGACCATAGGCGCCCATGAGATCACCATGCCGGCCCGCCCTTTCCTGGTCCTGGCCGACGCCGACACCAGGAAGATCGTGGAGAGAATAAAAAAGTATTTGGGGGATGTGTAGGGGCGATCCATGAACCGCCCAGGGAAGTCCCCAAATTTGCCCGCTGCCTGTCCAGGGGTATGGAGATACGCACCCGAGCCCAAAGACGGCGCACAGGCAAATTTAAAGACTGTTTTAAAACGGTTTTGAAAACAACCACAGGAGAAATTTACGGCGGCGTAAAAAGTAGCAGGGTGAAATGGGTATACGATGCTTTAGCATCGTATGGAAAGTGCTTGTCCGCCGGAGCCTTGGCGAAGGTGGAAGGAGAAACCATGACCAACAATACGCCGGGCCTATGCCTGGCTCTCAACAGCTTGGAAGAAGATTGCGAAGTCGTTGCCCTCAACTTCGAGCTGGCCACCGACGGCACGGTCCCTCCCTCCGAGCTGATGCTCATCCCCCCCGGACTCCGCGTCGAGGGCCGCGACGGCCGCGCCTGGAACAACAGCGACCCCAGCGGGATCATCCGCTTCTTCAAGGAGCGGGGCTTGAAGATCCCAATCGACATCGAGCACGCCACTGAACTGAAAGCGCCCAGGGGAGAGGCAGCTCCGGCCATGGCCTGGGGCCTCAATCTGGAAGCCCGCGCCGACGGCTCCATCTGGGCAAAGACCGAATGGACCCCCAAGGGGGCCGAGCTGGTCATCAACAAGGAGTACTCCTATTATTCCCCGGCCATCATCTTCAACAAGGCCACCATGGAGATAATCGGCATCAAGAGCGTCGGGCTCACCAATACCCCGAATTTCACCATACCCGCGTTAAACCGCGAACATCACATGGAGGACAAAATGAACCTTGCCGATCTTCTGGCGAAGCTGGGACTCCCGGCCACCGCCACCTTCCTGGACGCCCTCAACCGGATCACCCAGATCCAGACCGACCACGCCACCGCCCTCAACCGGGCCGACAACCCGCCCCTCGATAAGTTCGTCCCCAGGGGAGATTACGACACCGCCCTGAACCGCGCCACCAACGCCGAAACGGAATTGAAGAAGATCACCGACGCCCAGCAGGAGACCGCTATCAACCACGAAATCGACCAGGCGTTGAAAGACGGCAAGATCACCCCGGCCACCAAGGATTACCACGTCGCCCAGTGCCGGCAGGAAGGCGGGCTGGAAAGATTCCGGGCCTTCGCCGCCGCCGCCCCGGTCGTGGCCGACGCCAGCGGCCTCGACGACAAAGACCCGGACGAGCAGAAGCTGGCATTGAACGCCGCCGAAATGAAAGTATGCGAGCTGACCGGCGTCAGCGTCGAGGATTACAAAAAGGCGAATAATCTCAAATAAGCAGCGTGCAGCGTACAGCGTACAGGGTACAGGCTTTTGATTTTACTGGCCCCTGACCCCTGTCCCCTGTCCCCTGAACAAGGAGCTACCCATGGCACTTACCGTAGACAGACCCACCCCGCGCCGCACTGGAGACCTGATCGTCAGGCCGGCCGCGGCATCGAAGAAATTTTACGCCGGCGCGATCGTCGCCATTGACGCCTCCGGCAACGCCACCCCCGGCGCCACCGCCACCGACATCAAGGGCGCGGGCCGCTGCCGCGAGCAGGTGGATAACTCCAGCGGCCTGGCCGGCGCCCTCAACGTCGAAATCGAAAAAGGGATCTTCCATTTTGCCAACTCCTCAACCGACCCGGTCGTCGCCGGCGACATCGCCGGCGACTGCTACATCGTGGACGACCAGACCGTCTCCCACACCGACACCAGCCAGTCCGTGGCCGGCAAGGTATTCGACCTCGACACCCTCGGCGTCTGGGTGGATATGAGATAAACAGGCTGAAGGTAGAAGGCTGAAGGCCGAAGGGAAACCCCAAGCCTTTGCCCTTCCTTCAGTCTTCAGCCTTCAGCCTTCAGCCTGAAGCGACAAAAGGAGCGACAAATGGATATCAACAGCACTACCCTCCAAGCCTTATACCGGGCATTCAACGCCGCGTATCAAGGCGCGTTCACCGGCGTCACCCCTATGTGGCCCCGCATTGCCACCCTCATTCCCTCCAGCGCCTCCCAGGAGGATTACGCCTGGCTCGGCGAAATCAAGGCGATGCGCGAATGGCTCGGCGACCGCATCATCAATTCCATTGCCCAGCACGTCTATTCCATCAAAAACAAGAGCTACGAACTGACCCAGGGCGTTGACCGCGATAAAATCGAAGACGACCAGGTCGGCATCTACACCCCGCTCTTCCAGCTGATGGGCGACTCCGCAGCCAAGCACCCCGACGAGCTGATATGGGCGCTCTTGCAACTCGGATTTGCCACGAACTGCTACGACGGCCAGTATTTTTTCGACACCGACCACCCGGTACTGGTCAACGAGGTCTCTACCAGCGTCTCGAACTTTCAGGACGGCGCCGGTAATCCCTGGTATCTCCTGGACACCAGTCGCCCGATCAGGCCGCTGATTTTCCAGCAGCGCAAAAAGGCGAAATTCACGGCCATGAACCAGGAGACCGACACCAACGTATTCATGCGCAAGGAGTACCTCTACGGCATCGACTGCCGCGATAACGTCGGTTTCGGCTTCTGGCAGATGGCGTTCGGCAGCAAGGACACCCTGGACGCCGCCAACTTCGAAGCGGCCTACGACGGCATGATGGCCCTCAAAAAAGACAACGGCCAGCCCCTGGGGATCAAGGCCAACCTGCTCGTCGTCGGCGCCACCAACGCCAGCACGGCCCGCAAAATCATCGAGGCCCAGAATATCAACGGTGGCGACAGCAACACCAACTACAAGCGGGTCGATCTTCTCGAATGCTCCTGGTTGCCGTAATCGTAGGGGCGGGGTTCTCCCCGCCCGCTTGATTGGCAAATTACATCAGGGCAGGGAGATCCCGCCCCTACGGAGGAAATTTATGCATCGCAAATATATCTCATTCGTCCTATCAGTCCTGTGCGTCATCATCTTTGCCACTATGGCCATGGCCGCCGGCAAGCACGTCGTCGATCCCAATGGCAAGGCGCTGCGTACCCACTCGCCATACCCGGCGTCCGCCGTCTGCACCACCACTACTACCACCAAGGGAACCATCGCCACCGTCACCGTCGCCGGCTACAGCTCCCTCTGTTGGGAGGCGTCCGACTCGAGCAATGCCGCTAAAAGGATCAAGCGCCACCTGAACAGCAACACCGCTTATATGCCCGGCACCGGCGCCTGTAACGGCTTGAACAAAGACACCACCACCGTTGCGTTCAAGCCCTACTCCGCCGCCGCCGCCGCCTACACTGTCTGCTATGACATGGAGAAGGGCGGCACCACGCCATAGATCCGGCTCGTACACACCACACGGAGAGAATGAGGAGAGACATCATGCCCATAAAGATCACCGCAAAAAAAGACGGCTTCCGCCGCTGCGGCATAGCTCACCCGGCCGCCGCGACCGAGTACCCGGCGGACAAGTTCACGCCGAAAGAGCTGAAGGTATTACAGGCCGAGCCGATGCTGGTAGTCGAGATCACTCAGGGCGATAAGCCCACCGGGGGAGATGACGGCAAGCCGAACAAGCCGTTGAAAGCCGAAGAACTGATTGGCAAGATCAAGGAAGCCGCAACGGTTGAAGAGGTCGATGAGATCCTCGGAACGGACCAGCGTGCGACTGTGATCGCCGCCGCGACCGCCCGCAAGGAAGAGCTGGATAAAGGGGAGTAACCCCCTGGCCCCATAACTCTCATAACTCCCAGAGGTTCCATGCCGTACTGTGAACTGGCCGACATAATCGCCGTAATCCCGGAGCAAACCGTCATCAACCTGACGGACGACGCCGGGATCGGCGAGCTCAACCCTGACCGTCTCGACCCGGCCATCGCCGACGCCGGGGCGGAGATCGACAGTTACTGCGCCCTGCGCTATACGGTGCCGTTCGATCCCGTCCCTGCGATCATCCGGAAATGCGCGGTGGATATCACCGTTTACAACCTCTACTCACGCTGCGCCGAGTCCATTCCCGAATCGCGCAAGGACCGCTACAAAAATGCGACTGACCTGTTAAAGAACATTGCCAAAGGGGTCATCACCCTGGGGGAGGTCCCCGCGCCTCCGGCCAATGTCCAAAGCGCGGCGCAGCCGCAAGTCACGGGCAACCCGCGCTTGTTCACCCGCGATGGACTCAAGGGGTATTGACATGAGCACCGCCATTACCAGTTGCACGGACATCGAACTGGCGGTCCTCAGCGAATTGACCGACCGGATTGACACGCTGCGCGCCGCGGCCGTGCAGAAAAGCGAGATCGGGCTATACCAGGGGCCGACCGTTTCGGTCGCCATTTCCGACGGGGCATTCGAAAAAGTCACGCAGACCGTTTACCGGCAAAAAGTCATCGTCAACGTTCTGCTCACATTTAAAAACGAAAGAGGCGAGGAAGAGCGGCGCAAGGGGATCAACCCCCTGGTCCAGGGAGTGATTGGCTATCTGATGCTGCGCGATCTCGGTTTAAAGATGACCCCCCTGACGCCGAGGCGCTTCAGCGAGGTGACCGACGATGACGATTACGAGGCGCGCAAAATCCTTTACCTGGTTGTGTTCGAGACATCGTTCACGATAACGAAAATGAACGAAGAAGAACCGACGTCCGATCTTTTGCGGGTCGGCCTCAACTATTACCTAAAACCCGGCGACGACACAGCCGACGCCAGCGACATTATCAATTTAGGCGATTAAAGGAGACTTCAATGCAAGTTAAATCAGCGCCGGGCACCCAGTGCCCGAAAGAAAACCCGCGGAAATACATAACCGACGCCGCCGCGCAGGAAGTCCCGGACAACGTCTATTACCTGCGCCTGGTAGATGACGGCAGCCTGGTGATTGTTCCCCCGCCCCCTGTAGGGGCGGTTCGTGAACCGCCCGCTTCGCCCAAGAAGGAGGTAAACACCGATGGCAAGTAAAAACATCTCATTCGACAGCATCCCCGCCAGTATCCGGAAGCCGGGCAAGTATTTCGAATTCAACACGAAACTCGCTGTCCGGACACTTCCGGCCAATGCCCAGGCCATGCTCATCATTGCCCAGCGCCTGACCGCCGGCTCCGTCGCGGCCCTTACCCCCACCCAGGTATTCAGCGACGCCGAAGCCGCCACCTGTTTCGGGTCGGGCTCCATGGCGCACCTCATGTGCCGCGCGGCGATCACCGCCTACCCCTACCTGCAACTGTCCGTCTGCGCGTTGGACGACAACGTCGCCGGCGCCCAGGCCACCGGCACCCTCAGCCTCGCCGGCACGGCCACCGGCCCTGGAGTCCTCACCCTCTGGATCGGCAACCGCCAGATCGCCATGGCCATAAACACCGGCGACACCCATACCGCACTCGCCACGGCGTTCAACACCCTCATCGGCACATACGGCGACCTGCCCGTCACCCCCGGCGTAAACGCCGGGGTCATCACCACCACCTACCGCCACAAAGGGACCGTCGGCAACCAGGTTGACCTGGCCGCCACCTGCACCGCGGCCGGCGTCACCGCCACGGTTGTCGCCATGGCCAACGGCGCCGTCGATCCCGACACCGCCACCGCCTACGCCAGGGTATTCGCCGAGCAGTACAATTTGATCGCCATACCCTACATCGACGCCACCGCCATCGGCGCGCTCAAGACCCACCTCGACAGCGTCTCCGGCCCCATGGAGGCGCGCCCGGCGGTTGGCGTCTATGCCCTAGACACCGCCCTGGGCACCGCAACCACCCTGGCCCCCACCATCAACAGCGGCAGGATCTGCGGGGCGCTGTTGCGCGGCACGAAGAGCCCCAGTTACGAAATAGCCGCGGCGCTGACGGCGGTCTTCGCCTCAGAGGAAGATCCGGCCCGGCCGCTCAACACCCTGGCGCTCACGGGGATCGCCGCGCCGGACATCCCGAATCGCCTCTCGCGCACCGAGCAGGAAAGCTGCCTGGCCAACGGCGTTTTGCCCCTGGAAGTTGGCCCCGGCGAAGTCGTGCAGATCGTCCGCGCCATCACCACCTACACTGAAGATCCCCAGGGCATCGCCGACATCGCGCTCCTCGATGTCACCACCATCCGCACCCTCGATTACGCCCGGCTCGCCTGGCGCACCCGCATCGCGCTGCGCTTTCCCAGGGAAAAGCTGTCCAGCAAAACCCCGCCGAAAGTCCGCAGCGAGCTGCTCGATGTTTCCTACAAGCTGGAAGAGCTGGAGATCCTCGAGGACATCGACCAGTGGAAAGACATGCTGCTGGTAGAGCGCGACCTCCAGGACCCGAACCGCCTAGACGCCAAGATCCCGGCCGACGTCGTAAACGGCCTGCATGTATTCGCAGCCAGGATTGACTTAATCCTATAGGTTCTTTGTTCTCATAAGTCCCATAGGTATAAGTCCCATCAGCAAAGGAGCTAACACCATGGATGAATTCGTTTCCAAGATCTGGCTCGAACTGAACGGCCAGGAAATCACCGATTTCAACAAAGTCCAGGAAGGGAAAAGGGAACTGCGCGCCGCGGTCAACCTGATGAACAAGACCGGCTTCCTGCGCAAAACCACCCGTTATACCGTAACGGTCGATTACGTCGAGCCCGCCGACAATCCGGAATTCGATTTCGAATCGGTCGAAAACGGCACCCTCACCATCGACAAGGGCAACGGCGTCCGCATCACCTACACCGGCGTCTGCTGCCTGGAGATCGGCGATGTGACATTTGACGGTGAGAAGGAAGCCACCCCGGCGATCCAGTTCGGCGCATCCGGGCGGGTGGTGAATTAAATGGACGAGAAAGGCACATTCCCCGAGGGGATGATAGTCAATGGCGCTGTGTGCAAAACCTTCTCCCTGGCCGAGGAGAATTTTGGCCACACCCTGGGCATGATCAACAATCCGGACATCGACGTGGTCCGCCTCGATGACCCAAAGTACAACTCGGCCGCGCTGTTCGCTCAGCGCCTGACGGTCGAAGGCGCCCCCGTCATCACCCCCGACATGGTCATAGGGCTCTCCGGCCCGGACGGCCGGGCGCTGATCAACGCCTCCGTGACGCTCGAGATGCGGAGGCTGCATTTTCGAAAAGAAGTTGCAGGCGCACAGAAAAATGATGCTGGCCCTCTTGAAAATGGGGCTGGACCTGGAGTCAGTGCTGAGCATGTCGGTGGCTGAGGCCAATAGCCTGCTGTCGGCATTCGATGAGATAGTCAACCCGGTCAAGCCGGGCAAAAAGTATGTGGTCAAACGTAAAGCAGCGGCGGCCAGCGGGCCGCCCAATAGGCCCAAATGAACACCAACCTCAGAATATTCCTGGAACTGGTGGCCAACTCCAGCGGCCTGAAGCGCGAGATGGGCGCATCCACAAGCGCCGTCCACCGCTTCACCCAGGGCGCGAAGCGCGAATTTGATTCGCTTCGCGCCTCGGCCCGTTCCGTCACCGGCGCCCTCGCGGGGATCGGCCTCACGGTCGGCGCGGTCAAGGTGATAATGGATTCCGCCCGCCTTGATAAGGGCCTCACCCAGATCGGCCAGACAGCCGGGGCGAGCGGCCGCGATGTCGCTGCGCTGCGCGGAGATCTGTTCCGGCTGGGCCGCGAATCCGGCCAGGGGATAGATGACCTGAAGGGCGGCTTTGACGCCCTGGTGCAATCCGGCCTCAACATGAAAGAGGCCAAGTCCACCCTGGATGGCATCAACATCGCCATGGCGGTCACCGGGGCCAACGCCCAGACCCTCTCCGGAGGGCTCACCGTGGCCGCCACAGCCTTCCAGTTCGATCTGGCCAAGCCGGGGCAGGCGCTACAATTGTTGGACAAAATGACCGTGGCCGGGCGTCTCGGCAACGCCGAGCTTCAGAACCTCTCCGGTATTTTCGCGCACGTCGGCGTCAACGCCAAGGCCGCGGGGATGGACTTTGACAAGACGCTCGCCTTCATCGAGGGGCTTTCCAAGGTCGAGCGGGAGCCCGAGCGCCTCGCCACCCTGGCCGATTCCACATTGCGGGTATTCACCAACCTGCGTTACATGGCAACGACTCAAAAGGCCACCGGGGTTAAATTCTTCGACGACAAGACGGGCAACCGCCGCGATGCGCTTAATGTAGTCGAGGATCTCCGCAAG